TCTTGGCATAGACGGCTGGAGAGGGAGCCCCTTCTTTTTTCGTCTCGGACGTGGAGGTGGGCCATGCCTCGCCGCGCCACTTGCGCCGTGTGTGCGAAGCCGATCCAGCTCGGCGGCGGATCCCTGCCGGCAGGTCAGGCCACTTGCCGTGAGTGCCGAAAGGTCTCCTCGCGCCCTGTCGATTCATCCAAGTGTGGAACGCCAAGCGGCAGGGACCAACATCGTCGCCGCGGGGAGTCCGTCTGCGAGTCATGCCGCGAAGCGTGGAACGAGATCTGTCGAGTCCGGCTAGGCAAGCTCCGTGCGAGCGGTTGGGTTCGCCCTGGTCGCACAGCCCCCAAGTCGGCCCCGTGCTCCGCGTGTGGTGAAACCGTTACGGGCTGGGTCCGCTCGGACGCCCCGACGCACAACGCCTGCCGGCCGCCGAAGCGCTGGACGAACGCCATCCAGATCAGCCCCCGCGATCGGCTCGCTATCTACGAGCGGGACGGCTGGGCCTGCCAGATCTGCCTCGAGCCGGTCGTCCCGGACCTCGACCCGCAACACCGCATGGCGGCGACACTGGACCACATCGCGCCGCGAGCATTGACTCTGTTCCCCGATGACTCGCCCCAAAATCTCAGGCTCGCGCATCGAGCCTGCAACTCTGCGCGCGGTATTCGCGCCGCTTGACTTCGAGGAGGGCGTCGTGGCTGCACGCAAGGCGCTCCGAGCCGTCACCCCCGACGACGTGCTGGCCGCTACGCCCCCGTGGGGCGTACTCGGATTCGACTCCGAACGCGACATGCTGCTCGACGACCTCAAGACGCTGAGCGAGCGAATCAAGTCCGCGACCACCACGGCCACCGCTGTCGCGGCCCTGAGCAAGCGCAAGCAAGAGGTGTTCGAGCAGATCAAGGCGCTGGACTCGGGCGACGATGAGGGAGACATCCTGGATGACTCCGACGACGAAGCCTGGACCGCTGAGGGATAGCCAGCTCGTCCCTGGCGCCCGCCATGCCGTCGCGCCGGCCGGGATCACGACTACAGCCTGGCCGCGAGTGAAGGGCACCTGTCGCAACATCGGCTGGCGCTTCGACCCGTGGCAGGAAGCGGTCGGCCGGCTCATCCTCGCCAAGACCGAGGGTGGCAAGTGGGCCGCCGATCTCTCGATTATGTCGATCCCCCGCCAAGTCGGGAAGTCGTACCTGCTCGGCTGCATCATCTTCGCGCTCTGCCTGCTCACTCCGAAGTTGCGGGTGATCTGGACGTCGCATCACACGGCGACGACCGAAGAGATGTACGAGGCGATGAAGGAGCTGGCGCAACACAAGCGCGTGGCTCCTCACGTGATCAGTTGCGTGGCTCTCCAGGGGTCGCGCTGGCGGATCAAGTTCCGCAACGGTTCGCGCATTGACTTCGGTGCCCGCGAGCGCGGTTTTGGCCGAGGCAAGGCGAGGGTCGGCGTCCTCGTGCTGGACGAGTTCCAGCACATCTCCATGCGGGCGCTTTCCAACCTCACGCCCACCACGAACACAGCCGAAAACCCGCTCATTCTCTGCGCCGGGACGCCCCCCGCTCCGCACGACAACGCCGAGGCGTTTGAGATGCGCCGCAAGGCGGCGATCCAGGGCATCTCCCAGGACACCCTCTACGTTGAGTTCTCAGCCGACCGTGACGCCGATCTGGATGACCGGAAACAGTGGGCCACGGCGAATCCGTCATTCCCAAAACGAACCCCCGAGCGCGCGTTCCTGCTGAACCGCAAGGTGCTCGACGATGAGAGCTTCCGCCGCGAGTTCCTGGGAATATGGGACGAGATCACCAAGGCCCGGTCCCCCATCAACCGCGCACTGTGGGCTGAGGGCGTGGACGTCGGGCCCAAGGACGGCGCCAGGCCCACCGCGCTCGGCGTGGACATGTCCCACGGTCGCGAGATCTCGATTGGTGCCTGTTGGATCGAGGACACCTCGGCGCACGTCGAGGAGGTCTGGGCTGGGGTCGACGAGCCGGCCGCGATCGAGTGGCTGGTCGAGCGGGCCAAGCGGCTGACGGTCGTGATCGATGGCATGTCGCCGGCCGCCTCGATGATCCCCGTCCTGAAGGCTCGCGGCGTCAAGGTCCACACCGGCACGTCCGGGGATATGGCCAAGGGCTGCGGCCTGCTGGCCTCTGACGTGGAGGCGGGCCGCTTGACGCACGCTGACCAGGAGTCGGTGAACGACGCGCGCGAGGGTGCCCGCAAGCGTGCGATCGGCACGGCTGGCGGCTGGGGTTACGACCGCAAGGATCCGTCCGTCCGTATCCACCCGCTCGTGGCGGTGACCGTCGCCCGCTTGGGCGCATCCATGACGAAGCGGCCGACAGGCAAGGGCCGGACTAGCGGCAACAGGAAGGCGGTGGTGATGTGACGGCGGAGACCATCACCCTGCCGGACGTTTCCGACGACGAGCACCGCACCCTGAACCTGCTCCTCGAGCAGCTTGACGCTTTGACCCGGCGGAACAAGCTCCGGGCGGCGTACTACGACATGCGCCACGCTGTGCGCCTGGTGGGCTCGGTGATCCCGCCGCAGTATTGGCGCCTCGGCATCGTGCTCGGCTGGTCCGGCAAGGCCGTGGACACGCTCGCCCGGCGCACCAACCTGGACGACTTCGTGTGGCCCGACGGCGACCTGAACAGCATCGGTTTTCGCGAGCTGTGGGAGGGCAACAACCTCGGTTCCGAGGTCTCCCAGGGCACCATCTCGTCACTGATCCACTCCACCGCGTTCGTCATCAACACTCAGGGCGACGAGGACGCGGGTGAGCCAGAAGCGCTGATCCACTTCAAGGACGCACTGAACGCGACCGGCGAGTGGAACAGCCGAGCCCGGCGCCTGGACAACCTGCTCTCGATCACCGACCGCGGCACCGAGGGCACCGACAAGGGCAAGCCGACCGGGCTCGTGCTGTACCTCGACGGCGTGACCATCCAGGCCGAGAAGGTCGACGGCAAGTGGGCGGTCAAGGACCGCCCCGAGCACCTGTGGGGCGTCCCGGCCGAGCCGCTGGTCTACAAGCCGCGCGTGGGCCGCCCGTTCGGTTCCTCGCGGATCTCGCGGGCCGTGATGGCGTTGCAGGACCAGGCGACCCGGACCTCCATCCGGCTCGAGGCCCACGGCGACATCTACGCGATCCCCGACCTGTGGATGTTCGGCGCGGATGAGTCGATCTTCAAGAACGCCGACGGCTCCCAGAAGGAGTCCTGGCAGATCGTCATGGGCCGGATCAAGGGCGTCCCGGACGACCACGACCAGACCGACCCGCAGTTGGCCCGCGCCGACGTCAAGCAGATCCCGGCGTCGGACCCGAAGCCGCACCTGGACATGCTCAAGCAGCAGGCGCAGCTGTTCTCCGGCGAGACGTCGATCCCGCTGACCTCGCTCGGCGTCTCCGACATGAGCAACCCGACGTCGGCTGACTCCTACATCGCCTCACGCGAAGACCTCATCGCCGAGGCCGAGGGCGCCACCGACGACTGGCGGCCGGCGCTTCGCCGTGCGGCCGTCCGGGCGCTGGCGATGCAGAACGGCTACAAGCCCGACGACGTGCCCGCCGAGTGGTCGACCATCGACACGAAGTGGCGTTCCCCGATCTACCTGTCCCGGGCGCAGCAGGCCGACGCCGGCGTCAAGCAGCTTACCGCCGTCCCGTGGCTCGCTGAGACTGAGGTCGGCCTCGAGCTCCTGGGCCTGGAGCCGCAGCAGATGGCCCGTGCGATCGCCGAGAAGCGACGCCTGGCCGGCGGCGGCGTCCTCGACCGACTGAGGAGCGCGGCCGGTGGCGCAGGCGACGCTCCGGCGTGAGACTGCCGATCTAGTCCGGCTCGCTGACCGCGACCTGACCCGCTTGTGGCGGCTGGTCGTGGGCGGCGCTTCGGCTGAGGAGGCGTTGCGCGACCTACTCCCGGCCATCGTCACCGAGTACGGCCAGGTCGGCGCCGCGATGGCAGCGGAGTGGTACGACGACCAACGCGAACGGGCTCAGGCGCGTGGCCGCTTCACGGCGATCCCGCTGGCGGCCTCAGACCGCGGCACGGATGCCCTGATCGGCTGGGCGCTGAGCACCGCGACCGACGACACGGCGCTGCGGACCCTGATCCTGGGCGGCACTCAACGTCGGATCGCCGACCATCAACGGCTCACAGTGACCAGTTCATCGGTCGCCGATCCCGCCGCTGGCGGCTGGGTCCGGGTCGGCCGCGGCGAGTGTGACTGGTGCCAGCAATACCTCGACGGTGAGGTCCGTTCCGTCGCCTACGACTTCCCAGCGCACGACAACTGCAACTGCGGGGCCACCCCCGCGTTCTGAGACCACCCCGACCACGGGGGCAAGCGCCACGGCGGCGCTCAACGCCGGAGCACTACCTGACGAGGCAACGGAGACTCACATGCCCGATCCCACACCCAACCCCGACCCGACGCCCGACCCGGCTCC